TGTTTCCTTAGAGATGTTAGTGTAACATATAATAACACATCAATGACTATGCACAATGACGGGAACTTTCAAGAAATCGAAATGTCATTATCATTCCAAGAAACAAGAACACTCAACAGAAAAGATGTAGAGGAAGGATTCTAATGACAACAAAATATTTTAAAAACTTTAATATTGTCGGATATAATTTTGGTAATGAGACCTCTTCAGTTCTCTTCGATGACCTCTCACAATATGTAGATATTATTGATGGACTGAAAGATAATGTTTCTTTCTATGAACAGTATACTGTAGTTGCGGGTGAAAGACCTGATACTCTTTCATACAAGTTATATGGAACTACTAATTATTACTGGACATTCTTTCTTATGAATGACCACTTACGTGAGTCTGGATGGCCAATCCCTACATATGAACTATTGGATACTGCAAAAACAAAATATCCATATAGAATTGTTACAACAAACTCAGATATATCAACATCATTTCCAGTTGGTCAGATTGTAACTGGAGTAAATAGTGGTACTGTCGGTACTATAATCAAACGAAACCTTGACATGGGTCAATTAGTAATTGATACTTCATTAACGCCTGGCGATTACTTTGGTAAATATCCTAACCTTGAAAACTTTGGCCCTACAGAGAACATACAATACACTGCTCAAGATGGTGCATTCTATACTGCAACACTTGTTAAAGAATCTGAACAATACAATGCAGTTCATCATTACGAAGATACTAATGGTGTATGGCAAGACTTGACATTATTTGATTTTGATACACCAAATCCTCTCTGGAAACCTGTCACTTATAGAGATAGAATTGAAGCAAGGAACGATGAATTAAAATTTATTAATGTTTTAAAACCCGATGTGGTAGACAACGTAGTTAGTGAATTCAATAACTTTCATAAAAGAGTAGGTTAATGTCCACATCTCAACAGTTCAAAATAACTGAGGCATCAATCTCGGCAGACCGTTTCGGTGGATTTGCATCAAATTCTTTTGATGTTCGTACATCTGTTGCGGAATTAAATATATTTGAAAGTTTAGATAAACCTTATTTGACGGGAACTGTTGTTATTCTTGATGACAAAGCATTGTTTGATTCAATGAATTTTCAAGGAACAGAACGATTTCGTATAAAACTTTCTTCTGCGGATGAAACTTTAGATACCGTATTCGAACGTACCTTTATGATGACTGGAATCGAGCGTTCGGTCAAGGGAAATGATAACGGAAAATCTAGTATGTATGTTATTACATTACTAGACGAACATGCATATCTGAGTAGTCTAACAAGAATTAGTAAATCGTTTAACGGACGTATTGACAAGATTATTATTAAACTTCTTGCAACTCAAATGAATATGGATGTGGACGTTTCTTATTTGTTTAGAGGTGACGGTAAAGAATCTCTACCTGTTCAATCTAATATGAAAGGTATTATTCCTAACCTGAGTCCTATACAAACAATTAAATGGTTGATACAAAGAGCGACCACAGTTACAGGGTCACCTTTCTTTGCTTATGCATCTATGCATGATGACAATCTTCGTCTAGGTAATTTAGATGCCATGTTATCACAAAAAGCGTTTAACTCAAAATTACCTTACACATATAACCCAGCAAATGTTTCTAGTGCAGATACCCAATCGGAAGTAGAAAAAACATTTACTATTAAAGCATTAAAAACATCTAAGATGGGAAACACATTGAAACTTATTCAAGAAGGTGCAGTTTCATCACAGATGTCAAATACTAATCTTAACACAGGACAAATATTTAGTCAACACTTTTCAATAAGAAATACCTTGAATAAATTAAATAATCATGGTATAATTGGAGAGTATCAGAATGTATTTGATACTGAGTTTAAGATGGACGAATCTCTTGTAGATACTTTTGAATCACAGAGGTTTCATACAATAACATCTAGTGGTACATATGGTAGATTTAAAAGTTACCATGATGAGTTTGATGCGACTAAGTTTGAAAAGAAACTTGAAAGTAAAGCATTACACAATACTCTATATAAAAACATGATGAATGTAGTTATTGAAGGTGCGGGATTTATTGTTTCGAAAGCAAGTGTTGGTGACATAGTAAATTTAAAAATTGTAAATGATAATACAGAACAAGATAGAAATGTCGGTGAAGATGACTTAATAGATAAAACTAAATCTGGTAATTGTATTATATACGATACTAGACATACTTTCTCTGGAACACAACACACGGTGTCTATGAACGTATGTAAACTGGAGAAACTTTCATAATGAAACCAATTCTTTCAGAGTATTATGGTGATAACACACGATGGTTTATTGCAACTGTTGTGGATTCTTCACCACCATATGGTTTTGAAGGACGAGTAAAAATTCGTGTACATGGATTACATACCTCGTCTACTAAACTAATACCTCAACATGACCTACCATGGGCGCAATGCGTTGTACCTACAACAGAAGGTGGAATATCTGGTATTGGAAGAATGCCACAGGTTCAACCTAATGCATTGGTCTTCGGTATGTTTATGGATGGTGTAAATTCACAAACACCTATTGTATTAGGTAGTCTACCGCATATTGAATTACCTACAAGAACTCAACTAGGTCAAGTGGGTGAAGATATTGGAGAAGATAACAAACCAGAAGGTCTGTGGCAAAGTGTTATTGCCGCAGTAAAACCAAAAGATGTTGATATACAAAATGACAATAGTGGTAATATTAATAATCTGGTAAGATTGTCACGAGAAAAAACTGCGGTCAAGTTCTTTTTAAATCTTGGATATACTGTTAAACAATCTATAGGTTTAGTTTCTGGTCTTGAGATGGCTTCTGGTTTAAGAACTGGTGTTAATGTTCAATCAAGTGGTCTTGGAAGGTATTCTAGAAAAAGGTATAATGATTTACAAAACTTTTCTAATGACTACAATCAATTTATGGTTCAACTTGCCTTCATTGCATACGAATTAAATGGGTCACAAACAAACGCAAATATAAAACTACTACAATCAGATAAGTTAGAAGGTTCTGATGGAGTGTGTAGGGTAGTGTGTAAGTATTATATTCAAGATGAGTCTCTTACAAAACAGTCAGAACTTGCCGCACGAAGAATGATGGATAGGATAGCATAATGGCATTAAACAAATCTTCACTCAACAGTACAATAAACTCTGAAATCAATAAACAGGTTGAAGGGAATGCTAATTATGCCTCTAGTGCTGTAAACACTATCGAAGATACATTTGCAAAGACCACAAGTAAAATTGGTAAGGTTGATGGAGAAGTCTTAGGTGGAGTTCAGTCTTTAGGTTCGTCTGCTCTTGACGGAAACGAAGTATTAAAAGATGGTATAGGAAAACTTACAGATAAGATTCCTAGTTTAGGAGGTACTGCAACTGCACAATCATCCATACCAAACCTTTTAGGTTTATCAGAAGCAGACCCTACTGCATCTGCAATGGAAGCAGTTGGTGGTGCATCACCCAAAGACCTTCAATCCGCAGTAGATAAAGTAACAACTATCTCTGGTGAATCGATGACTGATATATCTACATTTACTGCCAGTATTGCTTCCGCTGATGAACTAACAAGTATTACCGCTGCTCTTCCTTCTTTAGAAATTCCTAGTCTTGATGCAGTCGTAGGTGAGATTACCCCTGTTGCAAGTCTGAGTAGTCTTGGAGATGGTGTGAAGGATGCAGTATCAGATGCAACTAGTATTGGTGGTCTTAGTGCGTCACTCCCGTCACCAAAGAATACATTAAGTAATTTCGGTAGTGTTGGTGATTTAGTTTCAAGTGGATTGAACGATATTACAACCGCTGCTACAGGATTTGTAAATGATGCAACCAAGTTTGCAGATGACTTTGCATCATCGATAGACAAAGGTGTCAGTGGAGTTTTACAGAATCTTGCAGAGGGATTGACAGGACAAGCATCTTCTTTCCTCGCTAATATTGTGCCTGGCGGTATTAGTTCAACTGAAGCAGAGAGAAGAGAAATATTAAGACAGTTTTCAACGGGAGACCCAACAGAAAAAACTAAAGCAGTTAAAACACTGACATCAAAATCTAATAACGTGTCTCCTGAAATGAAAAGTATTATTGATAAAGTAGAAGCGACTACACCTAATACATTGTCAGATAAAGTTGCAAACGAAGCAAAAAAACAAGGTGTTCCTCAAGAAAAAATAGATGTAGCTATTGCAGAATTACAAACAATTGATAATAGTTTAGAACAACTTGATACAACTATTGGTGGTACAGTTGTTATTGACCAGAGTATGTTTGATGAAGACTTTTCTATTGGTCAAAATGAATCTAAGTGGTCTGGTCGTACATCTAAAGATGATGTGTTTACATACGTTGCATCTGTAGAGGAATTAGATGCAGATTTCGCTCGTGTAGAAAGACAAGTTACAGAAGTAATCGTCCACGCAACCGAAACATTTACCAATAAAGACATTGGTGCAATAGAGATAAATAACATTCATAACGAATTAGGACACGATGGTATTGGTTATCATTATGTAATTAGAAGAGATGGTAGACTTCAACGTGGTAGACCTGTTAATAAGGTTGGAGAACACGCAGTAGTAAATGGACATGATGTATATTCAATTGGTATTGTAATGGTTGGTGGTATAAATGTATCTGCGGGAGATGATAACCCTGAAACTTATAGGTCTTCACAATCATTCACTCGTGAACAATATACGACACTAGAAAAATTTATTAGGTCATTCTATCGTAAATATTCTGGTGGACAAGTATTTGGACATAATGATATTGATGTACAAGAAGAAGACCCATACTTTGATGTGACCGATTATATTGAATCAGTATTTAGAAAAACTAATATAACCACTGACCCATCTAGCAGTTCACCATTAAGTCCATCCGAGATTAACGTACAATGACAACTAAAAAAGATAATTACAGAGAACGAGTTAATAAACTAGGTGAGGGTACAGAACAGACTCTTGGTGTTTCTATTGATGGAATGCAAGACCCTACTGGTGAATATCCTAAAAGAGATTATAACTTCGGAACAGGTATCAATAAAGCTGCCCGTGGTATAAAGATTAATGACCTTTACCTTGGGGGTGGAGACGTTGGTGTATCTCTAGGGGTACAATCACAACGTCCTTCCGAATATCCTTTTAACCAAGTATCAGAATCTTTATCTGGTCATGTTGTAGAATATGATGACACGCCAGGCGGTGAACGAGTATTAATTAAACACCGTAAAGGTGCGGGTGTAGAGATGAGAGCAGATGGTTCTGTTCTTATTTCTGCGGTAAACAATAAAGTAGAAGTCACTGGTGGTGACCAAACTGTTATTGTTGAAGGACATGGTAACTTAGTCTACAATGGTAATCTTAATCTTAAAGTAACAGGTGATTACAACATAGATGTTGGTGGTAATTATAATGTCAATGTTGCGGGTAATTTAGTAGAGTCTATCGAACATAATTTAAAAACAACAGTCACAGGTAATACTAATCTAACAACAAAAGGTACAAGAAACCTAAAGACCGTTGGAACAAACACTCATATGATGTTATCAGATAATAATCAGTTTGTCAAGGGTAATCATAAACATCTTGTTGAAGGTAATATTGACCAAGCATCTGAAGGAAAGATATTTGTATCTGGTAAAGAATCCTATGCAGTATCATCTAAGAACACCAATATCACGGGTGCGAAGTTCGTATCAGTATTGGGACAGAAGGGTGCAATCGGTGGTAAGAAGGTTGACTTTACTGGTAATGTGTTCCAAGGTAATGAAGGTGCAATGGCAGAATCTTCTGGTGCAATCTTCCACGGTACATTCAAGGGTATTGCAGACGAAGCGATTCGTTCATACAATGCGAATGTAGCAGGATTTGCCGAAGTATCTGACCTAACACATGGACAGTCATATGCGGAAGCAGCAACTTCTGGAAGTGCGGTTGGTGATACTCATACAGCAGCAACCAAGGTACAGGCGGTTATTACAGGGGAAGACCCACTGACTCCATTAGTAGTAGTAGGACACGCAACCTCTGGTTCATATGCAATCAAGAATGTTGTGGTCGATGCAGATGATTCGTTAAAGAATAAAATCTTATTGACCGATGATTACGAGAATGTATTTGATAAGATACCAACTACCCAAGAGATTCGTTCTGCATTTAGAAACAAGTCTTCTCGTGATACTGTAGGTGGTATTCTTGTTTCAGAAGAAAGACTAAACCCAGACTACAAAGCTACAACTCCACCTTCAATTGGAAGAACTGCAAAGAAATCTCCATCATCTAGATTTGGATTTGAACCGATTGGTAATGCATTAGAGAATAGAGGTAAAAGGTTCACACCATGATAATATTAGTAGACCCAGTATATAATCCAGAATTTCAAAGTAGTATTAATTCTGCAACTAGACTAGCAAAAGGTGTGACCGTTGCCAAGTTCTTGGGTGCATATGGAGATAGAACACCGTTCAATCATGTTGAAAGTGCATCTGTAAGGAAACAAACTGCAAGAAATCTATATCTTCAAGCAGAAGCAATGAGTATTATTAACGGTAATACAGAAAACTTTAACAAAGTAAGACTAGTAGTATCAGAAGGTTTGTATGACCTGAAATCTATTGATGCGGGTGATGAAACCATGCAGAAGAAATCTGACGGTAGATTGGTGTATTATCAAGTAATCGATAGAGAAGGAAATGTTGACCTAGAGAAAACATTTGATGTTGCAGAGTATTGGAAAGATTATATTAATTTTAAGAACATCTACTTAGATTATGACACATACAATCCAGATAAAACACTTACTGGTCAGATTGGTCTAGAGTTTCCGACTGTTCCAAGTAGTTTTGATATAACTTTTACTAAGGATGTTAGTACTCATTTTAATAATGAGTTAATGAGTAAAAATGAATTAGTAGAAATTAAAGAGAAAGACTAAAAAAGGTTATAAATAGAAGTATGGCAATACGTAGAGCATTCGCACAGGAAGATACTAATCTCCAATCTGCTACAGTAACAACTAGTAGAGAGAGACAGTATTCTGACGTTGACCTTTCATTTAAGGTGAAACCTACCAGTGGAGAAATCTTCAAAAAACTGGATGGTGCCGCAGTGAAACAGTCAATCAAAACACTAGTTATGACAAATAGACTAGAGAAACCGTTTCGTCCTGATTTTGGTGGAGATGTAAGGGGACAATTGTTCGAATTAGCGGACAAAGGAAAGTCTTCTATTCTACGTAGAGGTATAATACAGAACATAGAAGTATATGAACCCAGAGCAGAAGTCCTTAATGTGATTGTAAAAATGCAACCTGATAGACACAGTCTGGACGTAACTATTAAATTTAAGGTAGTGAATACAACCGAAGAAGTAGAATTCACCACAACATTAGCAAGGTTAAGATAACATGGCAACAACAATAAAATCGACATCGTTAGATTTTGATGCAATCAAAAACAATCTAAAAACTTTTCTCGCAGAAAAAAATGAGTTTTCAGACTTTAATTTTGAAGCGTCTGGATTGTCAAACATCCTAGATGTTCTTGCATACAACACACACTACAATGGTTTAACTGCTAACTTTGCATTGAACGAATCTTTTCTTGGTACTGCACAATTACGTAGTTCATTGGTATCTCTTTCAGAAGGTATAGGATATATTCCAGATTCTAAAACATCTTCTCAAGCAATTATTAAGATGTCTGTAAATTTAAGTGGTGTTTCTGGTCGTACTGCAACCATTCAAATACCTAGTGGTTTTAAATTCAATTCAACCGTTGATACTACAGAATATGTGTTTCAAACTCTAGAAGATTTAACTGCAAGTGATAATGGTGAAGGTCTGTATATATTTAAAGATGCGTCTGGTAATGAAAACATTAAAGTATTCGAAGGAACAGAAAGAGTAAAAACTTTCCTTATAACAAGAAAAGAAGAAAATGCAGTTTATATTATTCCAGATGCAAATATGGATATTGATACTGCGGTGGTTCGTGTCTATGAAACGCCTGGCGCTTCTGCATTCGCAACATATACAAACTTACTAAAAGCAACAACAATTAACATTGCATCAACATTGTTTATTCTAAAAGAATCACCTAATGGATTCTTTGAACTAACTTTTGGTAATGGAACTACTTTAGGTAGAGCCCCAGATGCGGGTAATAAAGTTGTTGTGACATATCTTGCCTCAAGTGGTGCTGAATCAGATACCGCTAAAGTATTCGAACCACAATCAACAATATCAGTTGCGGGTGGTAACTACTCTGTGGTTGTTAGTACTGTTGCAAATGCAGTTGGTGGTGGTGAGAAAGAAAGTATTGAATCCATTCGTAAGACTGCACCTTTTCAGTATGCAACTCAGAACCGAATGGTAACTGCGGTTGATTACTCTACCCTAGTATTAAGAAACTTTTCCACATTAATCAAAGATATAAAATCATTTGGTGGTGAAGATGCACTTGACCCTAAGTTTGGGACAATCTTTATGTCAGTATTATTTAATGCAGATGTAGATTCAGTAACAGAAGACGTAACAAAACAATCTATTATAGACCTTTCGAATCAATTATCAGTAGCGTCCTTTAGTTTAGAGTTTATTGACCCAGTAAAAACTTTTATTGAGACAGAAGTATTCTTCCAATTTAATCCTAGCTTGACTACACTTTCTAGAAATACAATTCAAGATAATGTCAACACAACGATTAGTGATTACTTTACTGATAACACAGGTAAATTTGGACAATCATTTAGACGTTCAAATCTATTAACTTTGATAGATGACGTAAGTCCCTCAATCTTATCATCTCGTGCAACAGTTAGAATGCAGAGAAGGTTCTCACCTACATTAACTAAGATTCAAGACCATACATTAAGATATGCTGCTAATATTTCTGAAACCGATGATGTAAATTATATCATTACTTCAAATGCGTTTCAATATAAAAATAAGACATGTATCATTAGAAACAAACTAAACACTAATAAACTAGAAGTATTTAATCAGAATGACCGTATTGTTATAGTAGATAACGTTGGTTCATTTACTAAGGACACTATTAGTATAGTAGGATTACAAATAGATAATTTTGTTGGTTCAGAATCATTTATTAAAGTAAGTGCAGTCGCAGCTAATGAAAGTGCAATTACTCCATTCAGAGAAGATATTATTGAACATGATAAGAGTCAATCGTTTAGTCGTATCGTAGATGTTGACACTGGAGTCACTACGTAATGGCAATAAACCATCCACATGGCAAGAACGATACTCTGATTGATTTAAATAGGAGAGATATTACCTTTCCTAAAAATCAAATCCAAGAGGTTCTTCCTGAGTTCTTTAGAGGTACATATCCAAAACTCATAAGTCTTTTGGAGGAGTACTATCATTTTGAGACGGGGTCTGAGTCTCCTTCTCGTTTGATTAGTGAGTTGTTCCTTAACCGTGATATTACTCAGAATGATATAGAACTTTTGTCCTATATCGAAGATGAACTTTTATTGGGTCAATCTTTCTTTGAAGGATTTGCAGATAAAAGAGCTGCAGCAAAGTATTCAAATACATTATATCGTTCAAAAGGAACATTGTATTCAATACAACAATTCTTTAGAACATTCTTTTCCATTGACCCAGACGTAATCTATACTAAGAAAAATATATTTAAGGTTGGGGAAGAGGATTCTAAGATTGGTTTTAACTCTCAGAAGTTTATTACCGATAACAAATTATACCAGACTTTTGCACTACTTGTCAAGTCTGAAATTGCAGAAACAGAATGGAAAGAACCATATAAGTTGTTCGTCCATCCTGCTGGCATGTTTGTTGGTAGTGAAGTGCAAATTGTATCTGTGGGAACAGATGAAATTACCGCTCCATTAGTTCAACTTGAACCACCACCACCTATTACTATTGAAAATACAGGGTCGTTCAATGTGTTACCAACACTAGATTTAACTGCACTTGTTGATGACCTATATAGTGATTCAGATGGTATGTTAAGTAGAATTAATGCAGAACTTACTGATATCAGAGGGTTCAGACCAAATACTATACAGACTATTGAAAATCAGTATTCATCATTAAGAGAAGCACAAACTGCAACATCTCCAACATTTGATGATTCTGACCAGTTTGAAACAAATGGTATGGATTTATCAAATCATTTCCATTGGGAAACGATTGACCAAGAGAAACATATTTTTTATAGTGCAGATAGTGACCAATACCTAAAAAGTTTTACATTATAGTGTAAAAGACTTATAAATAGATTAAACAGACGGATTATCAAATGGCGAAACAAACACTAAACAGAGGAACTACAGCAAACGATGGTACAGGTGATACCTTACGTACTGCTGCTCAGAAAATAAATGAGAACTTTACAGAACTCTACACCTCTATTGGTGGAGATTCTGCTACTGCAAACGTAAAACTTGCAGCGGGGGGTGCAATCTTTGAAGGATTGGCAGTGAATGCCCACCAGACTATAGTTTCTCCAGTTGAACCAACACAAGATAATAACGTCTATATTCCAGATGACAGTGGAACATTAATATTAGACTCTTGTTCTCAGACATTATCTAACAAGACTATTCTTGTTCCGACAATGACAACACCTAAGATTCGAGATGCGAATGCAAGTCATACGTACAATGTAACCGTAGGTGATATAAGTGCAAATCGTAATATTGCGTTACCAGTCCTACAGAGTAATGATACATTTGTATTTGCAAATGCAACACAAACGTTACTCAACAAAACTATTGGTGGATTGACAGTTAACAATCCTAAGTTTGGTGGTATCTCAGGCGGGTCTTTACTAGTAGATAGTGCAGACAACGAATATTTAAAATTTGTAAAGACCGCAAGTGCAGTTAACTTTGTTACTATGTCAAACAGTGCCACAGGTAACAGTCCATCTATTGATGTAGACGGTGGTGACGCTAACATTAGTCTTGAACTTGCTGCAAAAGGTACTGGTGCGGTTGAAATTAAAAACAAACTTGTTCTTGAAAAAGGAACAGATGTTGCATCAACAACTGCTATTGATTTAAACGAACCATTAACAGTATTTAATTCTGGTTCACAAATCCTTCCAACTATCGGAGATGGAACAATTCAAGGGGAAGTAAAATACTTCAGTAACGTTGGTGCGGGTGAAGCAAGACTTACTGTAGGTAATACTTCAAATATCCATGGTGTAAGTAATAATGGCCATATCTCTTTCGGAGAAGGTGACGGATGTATACTAGTATGGAACTCAACTAAAAGCAAATGGTTTTTCGTGTCAAATAATGGCACAACAATAGGGTAATTGAAATGGCGATTATAACTCAAGATTTAAAGAAACAAGTATTAAAGGATATCAAATCAGATTTTGATTCCGCAAGTGAAAATTACTTTGCAGTAATAGGTCGCTCTGAAGATTGGAACGATTCTGACGTTGCACCAACTGTAATAAGTTCTGCAAGAGAAGAAAGAAACTTCCGTCTTGGAATACAATCTGCAAAAAACATTATTGATTTATCCTTTGTTGTTCCCAGATATAACTGGTCTTCTGGTGCAATTTATTCTGCATATGACGATGCGTCAGTAGGATATCCTGCTCAGTCATACTATGTTATGAATGACAATAACCAAGTATACATGTGTATTCAACAATCTAGAAATGCGGCAGGACAAGCACAGACATCAACTGTTCAACCTACAGGTAATACAACGGGTGTTGCATTTGATACCGCAGACGGTTACATTTGGAAATTCTTATACTCTATCAGTGCTTTAGACGCAAACAAATACATCTCTGCAAACTATTTACCAATTAAATTACAGGGTGCAACTGACTCAGATTCACCCGCTGCTGACGTTGAACAACTTGCAGTTCAGAATGCGGCAATTATAGGACAAATTACAGGTTATCAGGTTGATTCGGGTGGTAGTGGATATTCAAGCACACCAACAGTCAACGTAACAGGTAACGGAACAAAGGCAAAAGCAAACGCAACAATTTCTGGTGGACAAGTAGTTAAAGTAGAACTTATCGATAGTTCTGGTGCATACACATTAGGTTCAGGATATGACTATGCAGATGTTACTATAACGGGTGGTGGAGCTCCAACTAAACCAGCCGCAGTTAGAGCAGTTATTAGTACTCCAATAGGACTTGGGGGAGACCCAAGAGATGACCTTCGTGCTACCTCAATTATGTTTAACGCAAAACCATCTGGTGCAGAAGGAAATGACTTTATTATTGGTAATGACTTCCGTCAAGTTGGTTTAATTAGAAATTTAAAAGATAGTGCGGGTACAGTAGACTTCACTGCCTCTACAGGTATTGGTCTAAAGAAACTAGTATTATCAAGTGTAACTCAAGGGTTTACCGCAGATAACCAGATATTAGGTTCAACTTCTGGAATCAAAGCATTGATTGATAAAGTAGACTCTTCTAATATATGGTATCACCAAACCGAAGAGACTGGTTTCGGTAATTTTGGTTCAGGTGAGAACATATCAGAAACAAATGGTAATGGTGCGGGAGTTCTAAACGGTTCTTTCCATCCATATGTAAACCCAGAAATTGACACTTTCTCTGGAGAAGTACTCTACATAGATAACCGTGCAGCGGTTACTCGTAGTGCTGACCAGACTGAAGATATTAAAATCGTAATCCAAATTTAAGGTATAGACATGCCAAAGACATTTACATCTAACGTATTCCAATCAACCTATAAGGATGATTTTAAGGACAGTGATAATTATCATCGTGTCCTTTTTAACAGTGGTAGAGCGGTTCAAGCACGTGAACTTACTCAACTACAAACAATCATTCAAGAGGAAATCGGGAGATTTGGTCGGAACGTCTTTAAAGACGGTGCTGCCGTAAATCCAGGCGGCCCTCACGTCAATAGTGATTATGAATTTATTAAACTAGATACTTCAGTAAGAACTTTACCAGACGATACTTCTGTTTTAATAGGACTTGAGTTCACACATGCCGCAACAAGTACTGCTGCAAGAGTTCTAGAGGTCGTGACTGCTACAGGTTCAGACCCAGCAACACTATATGTTCAATACACAAACACCTCTGGTGGTGACGTTGGAACAAACCCAGTTCGTATGCAATCGGGTGTAGATATCACAAGTGGTAGTTTTACATTTACAACACAATCAACAAACACTATTGCAAACCCTGCTGTAGGACGTGGTTGTCAAGTATCAAATGCTGCGGGTGATTTCTTTACTCGTGGTCATTTTGTATTCGCTAAACCTCAATCACTTATTATATCAAAATATACAAGATATCCTACTAAAGTTATTGGTTTTAAAGTAACAGAAGATATTATTACTGTTGCGGATACTAATGAATTGTATGATAATCAGGGTGCAAATCCTAACCTATCTTCGCCTGGCGCTGATAGATACCGAATTAAACTTACTTTAACAACAAAAGATGACGTTGCCTCAGATGAAAACTTTGTCTTCTATTGTGATATTGTTGATGGTAATGTAGTTGACCAAGTAACTGGTGCAGATAATTACAATGCACCTAATACACTTGTTGCACAAAGAACAAAAGAAGAGAGTGGAGATTATATTGCAAAAGACTTCACTGTTGATTTCAGTGACTCAGCGACTAATCTAGTCGCATCTGTATCAGATGGTGTTGCATATGTAAACGGACATCGTGGTGCAACAGAAAAACCTACACCTATTACTATTCCAAAACCAAGAACTGATGTAACTTTAGAGAATGAAGTAACTGGTATTAGTTATGGTCAATTTGTCTTATGTAGTGAACTAAAGGGCGACATTGGTTCATTGTTTAAGACAGTTAATCTATCAACATCTACTACTAATCCTGCTGCAAGTATTACAGGTACAGCAAGAGTTCGTTTTGTAGAAAAGAGTGGTGTTAATTTTAAAGTCTATCTATTTGATATCAAGATGAATAGTGGACAGTCTTTCCGAAATATTAAAACACTTGGTACTAGTACAACTAATAGAGCAATCCCTGTTTTTGAATCTAGTAAAGCAGTGATTAAGGATGCAACTAAAGTAAACTTAGTATATCCTCTTCCTAATCCAAGACCAAGAGCAATTACAGACGTTGACTTTGAAGTTCAAAGAGTTTCTGCTACGATTTCTAATTCTTCAAGTTCATTCTCTATGCCTAACTTGACTGTGACTGGTGAAACCTATACCAATACAAGTGATTGGATTGTTATTAATGCATCTACTGGTGCTGTACAAACTGGTGCAACTTTTGGTACTTCTGGTACTACCTCTATGACTGTTAGTAATGTAGCATCTGCTAATGCTATCGTATATCATAAAATTAACAAAGCATCCCCAGTAGTTAGACCAAAGACATTAACCGATGCAACTGCAACCGCAACATTATCAACCGATTCTTTAACTGGTGCAAAATATCTAGATTTAGGTAAAACTGATGTCTATAGTGTACAATCAATTAGACTAACTAATTCTGGTGGTACAGATATCTCTCATCAATTTACTGTTGATGATGGTCAACGAGCAGGATTCTATGGTAATGGTCGATTAGTATTAAATGGTGGAGAGACTCAAAACGGAACAGTTTACTGTGCATTTAAACATTTTGTTCATGGTAATGGAGATTACTTCTCAGTTAACTCTTACGAAGGTAAGGTTGATTATGACAAGATACCCGCATTCAAAGTCGGGCCTAGAACATCCGTAAACTTACGTGACGTAATTGATTTCCGTTCTGCGGTAAACTCTAGTAATGTATTTACTACTTCATCACAAAATGAAATCCCTGCTAATGGTGATATCTTCCAAGGTGACGTAACATATTATGTCCCTCGTTCAGATAAAATCGTAGTTACCGAACAAGGTGAAGTTAAAAATATTTTAGGTGAAGCAGGATTTTCTTCTCAGATTCCCGCAACCCCATCAAATACTCTAGGTCTTTTTGAACTAGAACATAACGCATATGGTCTAAATGACTCTGACGTAGTTGTAACTCCTCTCAAAGCGAAAGGATTTACAATGAAAGATATCTCTGAACTAGAGAATAGAATTGATAAGTTAGAAGAAGTAACAACTTTAAGTATGTTAGAACTTGATACATCTTCACTCTTAGTTCTTGATTCTGCTGGAAACTCTAGAATGAAATCAGGTTTCTTCGTAGATAACTTTGCAAATAGAAGTTTCTCAGACGCAGAAAACTCAGAATATCGTGCTGCTATTGACCCAACTAAAGGTTTACTTTCATGTGCAACCTTTGAAGATAACGTTGGACTTGTATATGACAGTGCCGCATCATCAAACACTATTCTTAAAGGTGATACGATATTCCTTAATTATACACATGTTGAATCAATAAGTCAACCAGTAATTTCTGGAACAGAGAACGTTAACCCATTCGCAGTTATTACTGGAGAAGGAAATCTTACTCTATCTCCAGCTTCAGATGAATGGTTTCAAACAGCATACAAACCCGCAAATGTAATTAACAAAACTGCGGAAGAACAACTAGGTGACCTAAACGAAGGTAATCTTGCAGTAGGTACTGCACAACAACGTGGATTCGCTGGCGGTAGTGGTGCATGGATGTGGTCTGGAGCGCCTTTTATTCCATTAATAGGATTCGGTGAATTCGGTATTGGTGGTGGCGGTGGTGGTATCGGCAACCTCTTTGGAGGATGGAGAGGAGCGGGTCAGTGGAACTGGTCTGGTCTAAACACCCAAAGAAGTTCAAACGGTATAAACCGAACTGGTGTGTCTACAACAAACGATGGTACATTTACTAGTAGAACTTCAAGTTTTAGTCAAAATGTAGTTGTTGGTAATAGAACAGTTCGTAAGATTGTTGGTGATAAAACTGTATCATTAACATTCCTTCCTTTCATTCGTTCTCGTGAGGTATCTTTCCGTGCAGAAGGTTTAAGACCTAACACTAGATACTTCCCATTCTTTGATGGTACAGATGTTGCAACTTTCTGTAAAGAAAAAGCATTCCAAAGACATGCAAGCGGAACGTTCCTAAGTGGTAAAGAAAATAGATTAGCTACTACTCACCCAGAGGGTTCTTCGAATTTAATATCTAACTCGAATGGTGAAATTGAAGGTTCATTCTTTATTCCGTCAAGTGAAACAAATCGTTTCCGTGCGGGAACAAGAGAATTTAAACTACTTGATATTAGTAAGAATGATGATGACGCTGCTTTATCACATGCATCAAATAACTATGTTGCTCAAGGTACATTGGATACTAGACAAGAGACTATTACATCTACTCGTATTACTCAGAAGAGAACTCGTAGATGGACAGAGACTACACGTGTCCGTAATCGTGACCCTCTTGCACAATCATTCACAGTAACAAAACCATCTGGAATGTTTGTAACTAAGGTTCAGACTTATTTTCAAAGCAAGGATACAAGTATTCCTGTTGAATTACAGATTCGTCCTATGGTAAATGGCGCTCCATCTTCTACAGAGATTATTGGTAATGCGTCTAAGTTCTTGAACCCAAGTGCGGTAAATCTTCCTGCTTCTCAAACACAAGCTGCGGTCTTAAATGCACCCACTACATTTGAGTTTGATGAACCAATCTTCTTGAATCCAGAAACGGATTATTGTATTGTTCTTCTTGCAGAATCAATTGATTATAATGCTTATGTCGCAGAGACTTATGCATTTGAACTTGGTTCTACAGAGAAACGTATTTCACGTCAACCATCTATGGGGTCATTATTTAAATCTCAGAATGGTAAGACATGGGAGCCAGACCAAACAAAAGACCTTGCATTTAAAATCTTCACTGCTGACTTTGATACTGCGGGTGGTTATGCAGTGTTTGAAAACGCTGCTCTTGAAAAAGAATCAATTTCAAGTAATCCATTCTTTACAACATCATCCGATGCGACAGTTACTATGTTATTCCCGAACCACGGTTATGATGTAAGTGATACTATCACAATTTCAGGTGCTGTTGGTGGTAATGGATTGTCTGCGGGTAATATAAACGGTAACAGAACTGTTACTCACGCAGATGGATTTGGTATTAAGTTTGAAGCGGGTAGTAATGCAAATGCGGGTGGTAGAGTTGGTGGAGATGCAGTTAAGGCAGATAGACAGGTTCTATTCGATACTGTTGTTCCAGAATTTACAACATTACAACCCGATGACACAAATATAACATATAATGTTAAATTTACTTCTGGTAAATCATTTGCTTCTATTGGTCAAACAAGATATCAAAAAGATATTACATACTCTTCTGAGATTCGTATTGGAGATGAAAACTATTTCACAACTCCAAGACTTATTGCTAAGACTGCAAACGAGTCTGTTGAACTAGGTTCAGGGGTTAAGTCTGCAACATTTAAAGTTAACATGACAACAGTCCGTGGAGATGTTTCTCCATTGGTTGATGCACAAAGAGTATCACTCAAAACTACAAACAATATTATTGATAATCAAGCAGCGGCTACTGCTGCGGGATTCAATGTTCCGTTGAACTATGTTGCAGAAACAACAGCGTTTGGTGGTTCATCACTTGCAAAACACATGACTACAGTCGGTGTTCTTGAAGAACCCGCTGTTGGTTTAAAACTAATAATTGGTTGTCTAAGACCAGTTGGTTCAGACTTTGATTTATATTGGAGAGTTGCACAAGATGGTGACAACATCTTTGATATAGATTGGACACTAGAATCACCAGAACAAACGATTGCTGCTGATGAAAGAAACTTCCGTGATTATCGTTTCCTAATTGGTGGAGACGGTGGAGATGTTGATGCATTCTCGCAATATCAATTTAAGATTGTAATGCGTACTAATAACTCTGCAAAAGTTCCTTTCTTCAAGGACTTACGTGCAATTGCAATGGCAACATAATGAAATCGTATGTTGCTATAGAAGGAAATTCATCTTTAGCAAGAGACCCAAATTCGGGGACAATTGTTAATATAAATAAAGATGAGATAAGTAAAGCTCGTTTATTAAAAACGAAAAGAAAAGAACAAGAAAGAGAGTTTGATGATTTAAAGAATGAAGTAAGTGAAGTTAAAGAACTCCTTAACAAACTAATAGAGAAACTGTAATGGCTACCGCAAAACCGACAATTACAACGATTAATGATACGTTCACTACGTTGGTTACTAATACCAACACTGTCTCATTAGACTTAGGTGCAACTGGTCGATTAAACACGAATCAGGACTCTAGTGCCGTTGCAGCTATTAATGAACTGGAACTAGGTATTCGTGGTACTTCGAATGACTTAGTTGCAACTGATTTATCACAAGCAGGAATTACTGCAAATAACGTTGTGTCTGCACTAGTAGAACACGATGTAGATATGCATGGTTCTGGAGGTGGTAATGCCGCTTCTGATTTAACAACAAATGCAAATGATATTGTATCTGGTGTTAATGAACTAGAAGTTGCTATTCGTGGAACTGATAATGGACTAGTCGCTAATATCCTATCAACCACTGCAACTAACTTAGTTACTGGTATTGGTGAACTTGACTCTGATATTGGTGCAAGACCACACACAAATCTTACAACTGGTGCAAAGAATCTTACTGCTGCTATCAACGAACTTGAAGCAGACATATTTAACGCAGAGGGTGGAACTAAAAGAACTCTTGCGTCCCTTGGTACAACCGATAAAACTGGTATCGTTGATGCAATCAATGAACTAGAAACTGCAATCCGTGGTACTACAGCAAATTACACTATTAGTACTACTAGTAACGATTTAGTAGGTGCGGTAAACGAACTTGATACATTGCAAGGTAATGTTTCAATGGGAACAAGTGCATCTACTGTTACAGGTGCAATTAAAGAACATGATGATGAGTTAGGTACAATTACTGCTCTTGCAATGGGTACAACTGCATCTACAGTATCTACTGCGATTGCAGAACTAGAAGTAGAGATTGATACACTTAATACAAAAGTCGAACCCGCCCAAGCATTAACAACTACTGCAACTACATTATCAGATGCAGTAAATGAACTTGATGCACTACAGGGTGACAGTGCAATGGGTACAACTGCAACTACCGTTACAGGTGCGATTGCAGAACTAGAAACAGAGATTGACACACTCAATACCTTTGTTGAACCTACACAATCATTGACTACTACTGCAACAACTGTTGCGGATGCAATCAACGAACACGATGCAGAGATTGGTGCTGCCTCTCTCAACACATCTGCTACCACATTACGTGGTGCAATCAATGAACTACATACAGAGGTTGGTGCTGCAATTGGGGCAACTCATAACACAACCACTGGTAATATTGGTTCATCATTAAACTTACTAGATAGTGCAGTTGGTAACCTTGATGGTTTAAATGCTACCGATGTTCCTGCTGCGGGTCATAATAACTTAGTATCCGCTATCAACGAAGTTGCTGCAAGAGTAACTGGACTTGATGCTTCTGGTGCTGAGGTTGATTCTAGAATCGGGTCGTTATCAAATCTACACGCTGCTTTCACAGGAACAGAAGATGACAGTATAGTGAATGCTATTAATGCATTAAGGGGTGATATTCCACTTATATTCGATGAGAATGGAACACAACTTAATTAATTGGAGAAAGTGCGAACATGACTGTTCCATTAAAGTTAAAAGACAGTGCTGCACCCACTGAGTTGCAAGTATTCTCTTCTGCGGAGGAGAACTACTTAGCATATCTAGCGGGTCAACATATGGCGGGGTATGCCAATGGTACGCCTGGCACTTTAAGCACTACCAACACAGGAAACCTTGTTGGAACATTAACTGATACATCATTTGATTCTGCTGTAGGAACTGGTGGTGGCGGGTCTCTATTAACAATTGGTACAACCACAACTTCCCTTTATCAAGCAGCGGGAAGTATTTCTGACGCAACAATAAGAAGTTCTAATAATTTCCGTCTTCCTGTAATGCAGAGAGACAGTGATGGTCAAAGAGTTATCCGTGAAATGGATGACTCAGATATGGATTCTTTAATAACCAGAATTAGAAGTCGTGTTTTTACATCTGACTATCCAAGTACATATAGACTAGGGTCTTCAACTCCGACAGGAAGTTGGGGTGCTGTTATATCAAATTTAGCGACAGATACTAGAACTGATGGAACTTCTATAGGTTATAATATTTACAGAAAAACTAATGATACTTCACCCACTAAGGTATTACCGTTTTCTATAAAACGTGCTAGTGGGTCTACAGGAACGTATCAAGGTCTTCAGTTGATGACCGATGACCAAGTTAGACAGACCTTTGCAGATTATCTTAGAAATAAAATTGCCTCAGAAGTATCATCTAATGGAATTGGTTCTTATAAAATATATCCTTCTGGTACAACACCAACGGGTCAAGGTTTGCCTGGCACATGGGCTGCAAAAGGAACTGCTACAGATACTAGACAGGTTGTTAGTGACGTAAACTATACAAGGGCAAGGTCATCAACCTATTCAAAACTTAGAACGTCAACATATAGTGCTGATTATTCAAGAAATCGTTCGTCTACTTTTTTAAGTCACAGTGACGCTACTAGGACAAGTAGTTACACAACAACTCGTACTACCGATAGAACAGACCACTATGCCGCATCTGGTTTTCTAGGTAACTATACTGGTGACTTTACTGGTAATACAGAAAGAGTCTATTCAAGAAATAGAAGTAGTGCTTTAAACTACCAAGGTAATTATACTCAAAACTTTACTGCTGCTTATTCTAGATTAAGCGTATTCACAGGAAACTATGCGGATGCCGAAGGTAATAATTTTATACGACAAAGTAATGTAGTTAATAATTATACTGGTAATTATGCTAATGCTTTTGCTGGAAACTATGGTAGAATAAACGTATACTCTGGTAATTATACTGGTGAATACACAAGAAATAGTACAAGAGATAGTCAATCAATTGATGATGCCAACTACGCCAGAGACTTTACAGGTAACTATGCCAGAAACTTTGATAGAAGTAGAGAATCTAACTATACTAGAAATAGTACTGATGCAGTCTTGACAAACTTCCAGAGAACATCTACCAGAGATTCTAACAGAGATTCAAATAGAACTATAACTGGTGACTTTACTGGTGACTTTACTGGTGACTACACAAGAAATTATACTGGTGATTTCCAAAGAACTTCTATTCAAACGACAAATTATACTGCCGTTTACCAAAGAGGTAGACATAAGCAAGGTAATGTTCAATACTATACTGGTGATTTCATAGGACAAAGATATTATACTAGACAAAGACAAAACTATGCATATGGTTGGACTGGTTATTATTATTCAAGGTCTAATTCTACTACGGATGATTACTGGAGAGTAATCTATGGTGGGCCGAGTCATGTTAATGGTGACCAATATGGTATTTCTGTTTTTGCTAAAATATATGCCTCCAGTGCGGATAATACAGGGTCAAGCCAGCAACTTGGGATGACTAATGCAGCTACTACTGGGTTAGATGACCCATCAAGTGTGTTACCTTTTAGTCAATATCTAACAATAACTTCATACAATTATACTACTGGAATACCTAGCTATGAAGATTTTGTTGGAGGTACATGGGCAAATTTCATTACTAAAATGAAACTAGTAACGGGTATGATAATTGGTAATTATGAATATGAGAAGGGTAGTTTTCAGGGTCGATATCATAGTAATTTATATAATGATTACCCCGATGCTGATTTTCCATATTGGGATTTTTACTCTGTAAGACGTAGGTCTGCGGCATACTTTACTGGTAACTTTGCAGCATCATTTATTGGTGAATATCAAAATACCTTTGCACGTGCATTCACAAGAAACAGTACTGCAAACTCAACGACTGAGTATGCGGGTGATTATGCGGGAGATTTTGCGGGAAATTTCTTGGGTGATTATGTTGGTGACTTTACTGGTGATTACACAAGATTTTTCAGTGGTCAATATTCTAGAAACTATGTTAGTACAAGAAGTTCTAATTTTAGTGGAGGAGACTCATATTCTCGAACCTTTACTGGTAATTTCATAGGAAACTTTACTAGAACATTTACTGCTAATTATATTGGTAATTATACTAGAAACTATGCGGGTCAATATACAGGTAATTATTTAAGAAACTTTCAAGGAAACTTTGCTCGAACCTTTACTGGTAACTATGCGGGTCAAACCATAGGTAGTGGTAATCAAAATATTGAGACTTATACTCTCTACGTAAGAACAGCATAAATAGGTTGATATGGGAACTACCACACTAAAACTTGAAGGTACAAATGGTGACCTCAAGGAAATAACAACCACAGAGGAGAATTACCTTGCGTATCAAGCAGGGTTGCATCTTTCTGCGTTGGATTCTAGTGCAGTAGGAACACTTACCGCATCCTCAACTAATAACGCTTTAATCGGAACATATACCGATACTACTTTTGACGATGCAGTTGGAACACACGGATTTGCTAGTGGTAATGTTCCAGTAATACAAACAACAACATCATTATATCAAAGAGAAGGTATCACTAACTTTGCGGGTGACTCCGATGCATTTAGATATCCTATTGAGTTTAATGATAATAGTGGAACAAGTGAGATTCATGAACTTGATTCCTCAGAAGTAGATACACTCACAGACCGTTTAACAAGTCGTATTGCAACATCTGAATATCCAGGCACATACCGATTAGGTTCGTCTTCGCCAGGCGGAACATACTCAACATATAAAGCTGGAGTATTCTCTGATAGATTACAAACAGGTTCTTCAGGAACAGTATATAACCTTTATGTGAAGTCTAGTATGTCTTCACCGACTGTAGTAAGACCTGTCTCAATTAAACGTGCATCTGGATTGACTGGTTCTTTCCAAGGTCTGAAAGAAATGACCGATGCAGAAATTAAATATAGTTTTGGGTCAAGAGTACAATCTAGAATATCAAGTGGTTCTAATGGAGTTGGAACATATCAATTAAGAAGTAATGTTCAAGGCGCTCCAACAGATACAGGAACTTGGGCGACTCGTGGTACTGCAACGGATACTCGTTTTAACCTAGTAAACACTGATTATAGTGCAAACTATCAAAGGGTTAGTACAACAGATTCTACTAGAAACCGTACCGCAGATTTCTCTAGAAGTGTTGATTACGTAGGTAATTACTCAAGGAATTTCACAGGTAATTTTCTAGGTGAATATACTGGAGACTTTACAGGTAACTTTGTTGGAGACTTTGTTGGGGATTATTCCAGAAGTTTTATTGGAGATTACGTAGGTAATTACTCCAGAGACTTTGAAGGTAACTATACTGGTGATTACTCTAGAAACTTCCTTGGTAATTATATCGGAAACTATGCTCGTGCATATTCTGCTGTATATTCAAGAACAAGAGTCACTACATTTACTGGTGATTTCACTGGTAACTATGTCGGAAACTATTCAAGAAACTATAGTGCTGCATATACTAGAAACAGTACTGCGGAATTCATAGGAGATTTCACTGGTAATTATACAGGTAATTATACAAGAAATTATTCTGCAAACTATCAGAGAACACGTGTTACTAATTTCCTTGGAGATTTTACTGGTGACTATACAGGAAACTACGCAAGAAACTTTGAAGCAGATTATACCAGAGATAGAGTCACAACATTTACAGGTAATTTTTTAGGAGATTACACAGGAAACTACGCTAGAAACTTTGAAGCAGATTATCAGAGAACACGTGTTACTAACTCAGCGGGAACATACACTGGTAACTTTGAAGGAAACTATACAGGTAACTATGCCAGAAACTTTAGTGCTGATTATCAAAGAACTCGTTCAACTGATTACACACAAGTTTTTACTGGTAACTTTGAAGGAAACTATACTGGTAACTATGCTCGTAACTACACTGGAAACTACGCTAGAAACTTTAGTGCTGATTATCAAAGAACACGTATTACTGATTACGTAGGAGATTATGCAGGCGACTATACAGGAAATTTCTTAGGTGATTATACAGGTAACTATGCACGTAATTATAGTGCGAACTATCAAAGAACTCGTGTTACTACATACACTGGAGATTTTGCGGGAGACTATGCGGGTGACTTCGTAGGTAACTATGCTAGAAACTTCCTTGGTAACTATGCTAGAAATTATCATGGTGACTTTGAGGGTAACTACACAGGAAACTATGCTCGTAATTATCTTGGTAACTATGCTCGTAACTACACAGGTAACTTCGTAGGTGACTATTCAAGAACTCGTGCTACTGCATACGCAAGGACACGTGCTACTGCATATTCAAGAACTCGTGCAACTAACTATGCGGGTGGTGGTAAAGGTGGTAACGCTTATAACTACACTGGTAACTTTGTAGGTAACTACACTGGTAACTTCGCTGGTAACTACACAGGTAACTTTGTAGGTAACTACGGAAGAACTCGTGCTACTAACTATGCAAGAGCGTTTACTGCAAACTATGCCAGAAACTTTAGTGCCGCATATACCAGAGACCGTAATACAAACTATGCTAGAAACTTTACTGCAAACTATGCTAGAAACTATACAAGAACATCTACCAGAGATTCTAATAGAACTCGTATTACTGATTACGTAGGTAATTTCTTAGGTGACTATACTGGTAACTATGCTAGAAACTTTAGTGCTGATTATCAAAGAACATCTACCAGAGATTCTAACAGAACTCGTATCACTACATACACGGGTGACTTCTTAGGTAATTACACTGGTAACTATGCAAGAAATTATAGTGCAGACTACGCTAGAAACTTTAGTGCAGACTATGCTAGAACACGTGTAACAGATT